GTTTTTGTGCCGCTCTCTCAAGTTCCTTGCCCCATATTAACGGCTGGCCAGCCTTCTTGCGCCGGCTGTTAACAATCCTGGCGGCGAAGTTATCTTCCTTCAAAATCCTGCGGCCTTTGCGAAGGCCACCCGTCTTGCGGTTCCGGCCGACCTTGTTGCCGATGGCGCCAAGTTTATACTCGATTGCCTTCGGGTCGGCTGCCTCGGTCAATCGCTGCGCGTTGAATGCCAGGTCGAGCGCCTTCTTGTTTACAATCTCGCGGAATGTTTTTTTGTTCACCTTCGCATAGCGTCGAAGCGTCCGCGTGAATGCTGCCTGGTCGATGGTCAGACTCATCTGTCCGCGCTCATTAGGTCAAACCGCACCTCGGCGCCGTCGCCGGTGGTTGTGATTTTCTCGATGCGATATGCCTGACTGTCGACCGTCACCTTGGAACCGATGGCCGGAAGCGTCGAATGGTCGGCCTTTTTGCCAATCAATGTCAGGTCAAAGTCGTCGAGGAACCCGCCCTCGCCCGCGTCCTGGCCTTTGCTGATTTCGTTCACCGCGCCGGTGTAGGTCGTTGCGCCGATGGTGTAGTTCACCGGCAAGTCGGCAATCATTTCGGCGATGTCGTCTGAATAACTCATAATAAAAAGGCCGGCAGCCGTTTTTCGCGACTACCGGCCAGAACACCTAAACCACTAACCTATGCAGAAATTTTTCTGCGCTTAAAATGCAGCGGCGACTTGTAAACCGTCACTTCTTCAAATTTCGGTTTGTCGGCCTCCGCTGCCTCGGTCATTGCCTCAAGTGCCTTGTCGGCGTCGCCACCGACATACAGCACCTTGAACTTGTCGGCTTTACGGCCGACTGCAATGTTCAACTTCATTAAGCTGAAAGGATTCGCTTGAGGCTGTCAGTACCAGCGGCAACGCCATAAATCAGCGTGGCGGTAATGTACTGAGCGCCGTCTTTTCCTTCATACCAATTCCGTAACTGCAAGGTGATGCCGGTATCAGGGTCTTGAACAGACTCGACGGCGCCGGCCCAGTTTTCCGGCAGCGCCGGCTGGCGGCCTGCAATTATCAAGGCTTCCTTGCCACAAACAAAACCTTCCAGGTTCTCGGAGTTCCCAGGAATGTCGGAGTATTCCAAAACGTCGAAACCGTGAACGCGGGGGATGTTGTTATCCTGAATGGCGCCAGGGTTGCCGAATGCGTAGCTGGCTTGGATAGCGTTATCCTTGGCAAGCGCGGCGTAGTATGCTGGCTTGATGACCATGCTGCGCGGTGAACGCGGCACGTTGAGGGTCGTCAGGTCGCCGGCAAGAGTGGCAACGTCGTCGGCGCCAAAGTTGGCGGCAGTTACGACGGTGTTGTTGCTGTAAGTTGCATTGACAACCAAGGCCAGCAAGTCGTCCATCATTGCGTTAACAACAGCGTGAACGGCGGGGCGAACGAAAGTGCGCTCCAGCATATCCAGGCCACCCTTTGCCACTTCCAAGTCGGTGAACTTGGCGGTGAAGTGCTTATGCTTGTTAAGCGTAATTGTCTTGGCCGTAGATGTTACGTCTGCTGAAGTGTAACCGCTTGTGGCGTCTCCTGCGCTAACAGCAGTCGCGACGCGAGTGCTGACCGATTCGCCGACATCTGCCACGTCTGCGGAAAAGTCGGTCGTGAATGCCGAAACGACTGGCATTTCTGCGCTGAGTGTTTCAAGCGTTTGTTGTGCTATTTGACTGAGGTTGATTCCTCCGAGTGTATTTGGCATCTCTTTGTTCTCCTAAAAAAGTTATTTGATTAATGGCTTGATGTTTTCGCGGTAGAATAAAGTCCGCTCCTTCAAGTTTTCGATTGCGCTGTATTCGTTCCAAAGTTCGTCGAGTGTTTTAGGCCTGGCCGCTTCCTCGGTTTCCTCGGCCACCGGCTCGGCTCCCTGCTGCGCTACAATCTCGGCAGCACGTTCGCCGGCAATCTCTTCGACGTCCTGCTGCTCGCTTTTCACGTCGGCGAGTTCGTTTTCGAGTTGTGCCACCTTCTCGACTAAAGCCGCGTTGGCTTTTTCGAGTTTCTCGTTTGTTTCACCAACGGTCGCCAAAGCGCCTTGGCCTTCTTCTTGTGCGGCCTGCAAAGCCTCAATCTGGCTTTTCAAGTCGGCGTTTTCTTCTGCGATTGTCATGTCAAAAAAAACAAGTTGATTTGATTTTATGCCTTTCCCAGCATTTGCAAGAGGGAATCAATATTTTTCGCGGTGCCGTCGACCATGCCAACCTCGGCAGCCTTGCGGCCGGTCAACGTCTGGCCTTGCATATATTCGTAATTGAGTTCGGCGCGGTACTTCTTAACGAAGCCGGCAAACTCGTTATACGTCTCCATGACCTCAAGTTGTAGGTGCTTGCGAACCTCCTCATCCAATGCGACGCCAGGGAATCCGGCCGCCTTGTATTTGCCGCTTTTGAATATCTCAACGGTGACACCTTTCTCGGCCAACGCCTTGCTGGTGTCCATTACCGGAAGATAAACGCCGATGCTGCCAACCTCGGCCGACGGTGCTGCAAAAATGCCGTTTGCGCCGGCGGCCATCCAGTAGGCCGCGCTGGCCATCATACTGTCGGTGTAGGCGTAAATCTTTTTGACGCCGGCACGTTGAACGTCCTCGACTGTCTCGGCCAACTCCGGCACGCCGCCGACGGTTCCGCCTGGCGAGTCGATGTCCAAGATGATGGTGTCGATGTCGTCATCTTCGGCCGCCAGTTCAATGGCTGCAATCACGTCGACGGTGTCGACTGCGCCAAGCAGTTTTGAAACGGCCGAAACCTTGTGACCAATGACGCCGGAGACAGGAATAATCGCGACGCCGTTTTCCTCGGCCATCGCGTAGTCGTCCATCATGTCGTCGTCGTCCTCGTCGTCGATGATGAGTTCCGCGCTCAATGTCGCGCTGGCCTGCTGCAAGTGTTTCGGGTTGATGGCCCAAACCTTGTTGTCAGCGGCCGTGCTGTTTTGTTGTTCGTCAATCGTTTTCATTCTTTTAACAATTCGATTTGCCCAGGCGCGGCCAGGGTTGCCGCCCCACAAAAGCCAGGCGATTAAACCGGCGCCAGGGTAGCCGGCAGCGTCAGGGTCTTTGTTCTTCGGCGCCTCCATGTCGACAGCGTGTCGGTCGAAGTAAGCCTTCATGCGCTTGACGGTGTCGGTCGACAGTTCGTCTCGCCTGGCCAACTGGTTGGCCCGTGTCACGCCGACCCTAGTGCCGCCGCGTTTAAATTCTTTTCGTAACCTCAAACCGCGCTTGGCCGCATTCGCGACGGCCTCGGTCGGCTTGGTGTTAATTTCCTGGCCCTTGTATGTTGCCATCTGCCGGCAGTCCGTTCGGGGTCAGCAATTGCACGCGGTTCGGGTCGATGCCGTATTTGTCGGCCAAGTCTAAAACAAACCGCTGCTCGCTGATTCGTTTCTCGACTTCATCTTCCCAATGCAAACCGCGTTCCGCGTAGAGTTCCTGCAAGGTTGTCAGTCCCATCTTGTAATCCTCGCGGGCGGCGCCTGCATCGCGGCCACCGTCGACGCTAATCTTGCGCGGCCCTTGGTAGTGCCATGAGTACCAATCGCCGCCCTGCGGTCGTGGCAGCAGTCCGGCCTTCATGGCTTTACTCAAAGCGTAGCCATCAATGCGTCGCGCAATCTTGCGGACAAGGCGCTGGTTCTTCTCGACGGTGCGCTGCGCTTTGGCAGTCACCAGGCGGACGACAGCGCCGCCAATTTTTGTCGGGTCTAAACTTAAATCATACGGCCATTCGATAGCCTGGAAGGCGCTGCGAAGAATTGTGTTTTCAAACTCCTGCGCGTTGGCGCTTGGGCGGTTGCGGTCTACAACTTCAATCTTACTACCAGAACCGGCGCGGAAGTAACGAATGGCCCCTCCCTCCAACGACTCCAGGGTCGTCGATAGGCTGCCGCTATCAATGGTTTGCTCGATGAAGGCTTCGGAGTCGTCGGCGTATCCGTCCTCGTTGTGTTCAACGAGTGCAATGCTGCTGGCTGCCTTTTGTGCGCTGAGTTCATATTCGCGGAGTTCCTTGACGTCCTGCAAGTCGGCTGTCACGGCCGACAGCGGCGAAATGCCTCGGTTCTGGTCGGCCCACTCTGGAAAGAAACAGAGTGCCATATCGCGGGCGCTGACTTTGCGCTCGCCGTCAATCATGTAGCTGACAGGCCTCCCCTGCTTGTTGGTGATTACTCCATTAAATTCATTTGGCCCTTGTGTCCTGCTTGCGATGCGGTGCGCTGGTATCAACTGCACGGCCGGATATCCGCTGCTTGTCTTGGTCAACAGCACGCCGACGTCGCCGTCGCGCTTGATTGACAGCAACGCCAGGTAAAGAAACTCTTCAAAGTCGCAGCGGCCTTGGATGTCCATGATGCCGTGGAATTCCTTCAGCCAGGCTTCAGCTTGAGCGCCCCACTCCAAGTCCTTGCCGACATATTGCGGCACGAACGGTTGCACCGAATATGTGCATTGTTCCAGCAGCGCCCCGCGAACCGGTGCGAAGTTTCCAAACAACCAGCGGCCGGCGCTGACAAGTTGCTGGTGCGTGCCTGTCGGTATTAGTTGCCGCGTGTCCTTGTTTAAGTAGCGCAGCGGCCGGCGGTGCCGGTTGCTTTGGTATTGGGGTTCCCACAAGGAACCGAGTTTTTTCAAGAATCCTTTAAGCATTTCTGAATTTTGCGTAGGTGCGCGTGCTTAAATAACCGTAGGTGCCAGGGTCTTTTTTCTTTAAGGCGAACCGGCATTCGCGAAGCACCTGGTCGATTGGCAAAGTGAATTGCTTGGTGGCGTTCCGGCCGCCGATGCCATAGGCCATCAGCGTTTTGCCTTCAGTAAGCAAGGTTTTGGCCTTTGCTTGTATGGTGGTAATTTCGCTTGTGCTGAAATTAAGAAATAAACCTTCCGCCCGCATTTCCTTCCCATGTTAGCGGATGGCCCGTTTTCTCAAGCGAAACAAAAAGAAGGCCGACCAGGGAAAGCTACTAAACCTGGCCGGCCATTGTTATGAGTGAGCGCCCGTTGCGGGCTGTTGTCATGTCCAAACAAACTACCGGCAGAACCAAAAGCCGGCGAAACGATTGCAAACTAGGTCGGCAAATCGTCAAGCGGTTGTTTGGGCGGCCGACCGCGTGGCCGGCTGCCAGGCTTCGGTGGTTTGTTCGCGTTGGCCCTGGCGGCCGCTGTCTTGGCCTCGCTGGTCGCGCTGCCAA